ATCTTTAACAGAGGAGCCCGGAAAGTATCCTTGGGAGCATCCTCCAAGAATAGTTAATCCTGATGAAGCATTTGAATTTATTATTTATAAAATAGAAGATAATCCTGAATTACAAGAAGACTTGGATAAATTTCTTATGACTGGTACTCCTGTAGAAAGTATTGTAAATACTATTGCTTTTACTGGATTTGCTGAAGGAGTGTGGTCTCCTGATATTGCTGAAATGATCAAATTTCCCCTATCAGCGTATTTTGCAGTAAGAGGACAGGATTTGGGTTTTGATCTTGTTATGTTTAATAAAGAAGATACACCCTCTGTAACTGATGAAAATATTATAAATAATTTACGAGAAAATAATCCAGAAGCATTTGAACTTCTTAAAGAAGAACTTTTTAAAGATGAAGAAAATACTGCAAGTTTTCTTGATGAAGCACCACCGATAGATGAGGAAATAATAGCAGAAGGAGAATCAGAAGTAGAAGGGGTAGATATGACTGAAATTCCAACTGAAGGAATGTTAATGACAGAAGGGGAGGATGTAAATTATGGTTAGTCCATTTATGGCTGGTGTCGCTGGATTTTTACAAAGGCGTAGACAAGCAAAAGATGCTCAAGCATTAAGACAACATGATTTAGATAAAATAACACAACAGGTTACAGCAACGTATAATGCTCAAAATGCACTTATTCCAAAATTAAAAACTCTTAGTGCTGATGGAAAAACAACTGAAAATCTACCAGATGAAAATGGTTTAACAATAAATATGGAATGGGATAAAGTAGAAAACTATAATGATGCCTATGAGAAAGCTAATACTATCCATCGTATGGCTAAGAAATATTGGCCTACATGGAATAACGATCAAAAAAACTTTTTTCTAAATGGCCCAATAGCTCAAGCTAGAGCCTCATTAGATGCATATGGTTATACTCAAGATGATAAAAGTTTAGTTATTCTTCAACCCCACCCATTGTTAGCATTTGATGGAGGTATGGATAGCAGGGGAAGTGGGGGTCTTTTAGATTCTGATGTAGTAGATACAGTAACATTAGAAGCTGATGGTAAGGAAATAGATGCTTTTCAAGGATATAATTTTAGTGAGAGTCAACAAAAATTACTTCCTGAAGCATTTACAGTGGCTCAAAAATTAATTAGTAAAAAAGATATGACTAGATTACCTAAAGACGCTACTCCAGAATTGAAAAAAAATCTAGCAAAAAAATTGGTGGGATTGTATACGCCAGAAGCTCTTTATACAGTATCTAAACTTCAAAATATGGGAATAGATTTGGCTTTAAAGGGTGGTATTGTTAGTAGAGATTTATTAGATACAATAGAGGCATATGGAGCAAAATTTTATGGGGCTGGACCAGAGCATGCCCAAGTCAGATATGAACATGTATATAAAGTTTTAAGTGCTGCAGCCGGTGATGATTATACAAAATTTGCAGGTAGATATCATTTTGTAAATTTAGATAAAACTCCAGCTGAAGAAGCAGCTAAGGATTTTGGTATAGATAGACAAGCATATCAAAAAGTAGCAGATGATAGTTTTAAAGGTATTTTAAGTATTGATGCTTTGCTTCAAAATCATGACAAATGGGTAAATAGTCAAGGTCCAAATTCTCCTGTACCTCTTGGGCTGCCCGGAAGATTTGCTAGTTTAGTTGCAAACGCAGCAAAGTCAGGATTTGGTATTCCAATTGTAAAAAATCTTGTTGCTAGTTTAAAAGATGCAGCTGGAATACAAACTATAATAGGTCAAGATAAACTTGAAGAACGACTTGCAGAAAACTGGGAAAAATATACTACCGGAGTAAACCCAGACGATGAGCAAGGAAGATCTTATTTAGACTCTGTTGGTTATTTCCGAGCTACTTATGAAGTATACACTGAAATGCTCGCCTACCAATTAGCCTCAGCATTACAAGGAGGCACAGGAGGTAAAACTATATCTGACCAAGATGTTGTAGATATTAAAAGAGCATTAGGAGAAAGTATTTTTCAGGATGGTCAGTTTCAAGTTCATAGACTAAAAGAAATTAAACGATTTTTATCTATACTGCACATGAAGAATAAATATTTAGGTTCAGCTCATGCAACTAGTGTAGGAGCCATACGAGCAGGGAATGCATTTAGAGAATACGTCTATAATAAAGCTTTAGTAAGAGATTTTGGTCCTGCAGCTGGAGGATTAGGTCCTACAGTACAATTTAGAGCTTCAAGACAAGGTAGTACACTTCTTGTACCCGGCACTTTATCTGAAAAAGCTGTAACGATACTTGATGGTCTTTATACAATTGCTGATGAAAGAGCAGGTGTACAACCTAAAAATACAGCTAATGAATACTTAGTAAATCAAGTTTCAGCTGAAGAGGAAGGTGATAATATAGATCGTACTAAAAGGGTAACAGTTAGTGGAATAGACGGAATACCTGATGGTGATTATTCATACGCAGAACTTGAAGCTATAAAAAAGAATACAAATGTAGATGATGTTCTTAAAATTGGTCAAATAGATGCCCTATTTAAAGAGTATACAAAGAAAAAGAAGGAATAATACATTGGCAGATCAACAAGTCATACTAAATAAAAAAAATCCAGTAGAAACTAATCCAGTTACAGAAGATGTAACAGATCCTAAGAAATACTTTATCCCTCCAGATAGTGAGCCTGTTGTTGTAGATAGGACTTATGCCCATGTAACATCTGATGATGAACGAGAGCAAACAGAAATAGTTCCCTCTATAGCATCTGCAGCTGATATTCCTGTACATCCTGCAGCATTAGAACCCCCATTTGGGCACCGGACAAAACCTTCAGTAACTTGGGAAGAATATCAACAAAAAAAACTATTAGCAGTTAAAAAAGATCCTACTTTAGCAAAATACCGAGATTTACTTAGGTTAGAGGTATTAAAAGATGGTGATAAAGAAGTAGGAGTAATGTTTAAACAGTATAATGCAGAGGATGAACTTGTAGATACTTTCACATTTCCTGCTGGATCGTATACATCTAAGCAAATAAATAGGTTATTTCATGATACTAAATCAAGAATGGAAAGAAAGGGTGTAACAACTTTAGGGGGAATGCCCGGAAGAAGAAGAACACTCGCAAGAAGAATAACAGAAAATCTTTATAGGCGTACAACAGAAGCCCCACTATGGGGAGCAATTATGTACTCTTTAAGTGCAGGAAGAACAGCAACAATACCCGGTGCGATACTTCTAGCGTATAATTTAAGCCCTACTAGCTGGAAAGAAGCTTTTAATATACCAGAAGGATTCCATGGAGAATTATATGAAACCGAAGAGGTAATACTCTGGATGGATAAAGTAGAACGAAATTGGAGGGATGGGCCAATAGGTGATCCAGATTTAGGCTTATTTGATAAATATGGAACATTAAAACCATTAACAGTAGATGAAGTAAACGAAAATTTAGACACTGTATCTCCAGATTGGGCAATAACAACTTCAAATTTAGCTTTAGAACAACTGTTAACTGGTGGTGGATTTATTCTTGGTCTTAAAATGAATAGAGAATTTCTTAAAACTCTTACTGAACAAGCTGATGATGTTGCTGTAGCATTTAAAAATAAACATGGAAGGGAACCAAATGTACTTGAAGCAGCAAAATTATTAGAATTAAGAGTTAAAGCAATAGCCCAGACTTCTAAAGAAGGTAAAGATTGGGTATCAAAAAGAATACAAAATTTAGCAAATGTTAGAAATGATTTGGTTTTTGAATTTTCAAGAAAATTTGGTAAAAATTTTACTGCATATGGAGTTACTGATGGGTCTTTTATTTTATCTTCTTATGGATTAGATAAAATGGCTGATGGAGGTTGGGATATTGGGGGTGGTTATAATACTATGGGTGCTATTCTGACAAGTATAACTTCCGGTGGAGTTATAACAAATATAGGTATACCCCTTGTTAGAGGACTAGCTGAACCTACTATTACTGCAGCTACATTTCCCATTAGTTGGGTAGGTAAAATTAAAGATCCAAAAATAGTTCTTTCTAATGCAGCAAACAGAACCAGAAGAGAAGATCCAGATTTTATTATTAGTTTAGAAAATAAATTAAATAAAAATTTGCAAAGGGGACAAAAAAGAATTAAAGTTGAAGATGAACATATACTAAAAGAAATGATAGAAGTTAGAGCTACAACAATAGCCGGAGGAGATCCAAAAAAAATACGACCATTGCACAGAGAAGAGGCAAGACGAGCAATAATAAAAGAAAATGAAGGGGGTATAGATGGGGAGAAGATTATTTCATGGCTACGAGGTGAAAACACGTTAGAAGGTTTGGGTTTACAAGGTAAACATAAAGAAATGGCTAGAGGATTTATTAAAAATTTTCAACTCCTATCACCAGATTCACAAGTAGCATTAATTTCACACGTAAAAAGAGCTACTGTAGTTACTGATAAATTACTTGAACTGGGTATAAAAGATCCAGAAGCTGGTTTTGGTCTTCTATTTGGTTTAAATACTTTAAGAGCTGCAGAACCTGATATTCTTATGCAAGGATTAGCTAGATATGCAGGGAAAGATAAAAGTGGATTTTGGAGAAAGAGTCTTTTTAAACAAGTAAGTCTAGAAGAATATTACCAAACTAAAATGGATTATACCAGACAGTTAGAAGATCAATATAAAAGAATACTTATGGAAATGACTAAAAACCAAAATTTACGAAACAAAGGAGCTTTGGGATTTATACAAACAGATGTACAGGAGTACCTAGATGACATGGGTAGAATGATAACAAAATTGGGTCAGGAAAATACAGCTTCAAAAAAATTACTGAAAAAAATAGGAAGCTTAACAATTGAAGATGGTAAAAATATAATAGATGATCCAAGATTTCATGATAAAGTAGAACAATACATTAAAGCTATAAAAAAAATAGATCCAAATGCTGAAGAGGTATTTGCATTAGCTAAACAATTTGAAGCAAAAAAGATACTTAGTGGAAAAAATCTAGTAAGAGCTATTCAGGAAGCAAAAACAGGTTCACAAAAAGAAGCAGCTACAGGTAGAGCAATTGCATTACCTATTATAAACAAAATGAAAAATCTTAGAGATGAAAAAAATAGACTCTATGCATTAGCTAGAGAGCAAAGTGGATCCGTTCAAGTAGATAGTACCAGACTTTACGATGACCTTACAGAAATGTTTGCCCTTCAAAGTAAAGCTAAAAAATTTAAAGAGAGCACAGATGATGTAGAATTAGATATTAGAGATGTATTTAATGCTACAGCAAATGCCTATTTTGTTAAGCTATCAAAAGAAATACCTGAAATGTCTTCAAAAAATGTTGATGAATTTATCAAAATATTTGCAAGAAAGAATGGTGATGGAGAACTACTTCCAAAGATTATGGGAGATTCTGCTTCAAAACTAAGATATATGATGGACAACAATGTATTAGCAGTTCCTGCTCATTTAAAACCTGCTTTTACAATGGGTGTAGGTGATCTAAAAGATATGAGAATGGCATTAAATGCATTAGCTAACCGATCAAAAGGTGAAGGACAAACTACTACGCAAGCATTTAGAAGCCTTGGATTAGAGGATATAGTAAAAAGAGTAGATAGTGAATTGGATGATTTAGCATTAGCTGGAAAGTATGATTCTAAACTTTGGGATGAGGGTGATGCAGCAAACATGATATATCATGATGCTAAAGCTACAAGATTAATAAGGGATACTGTAGGAACGAGACATCGTTTCATGACTGATACAAAAGAGTGGTATTATAAAACACCAGTAGAAGAATGGGGAAATAAAATATTTAATAATCCTCTAAAAGCACAAAGTGTATACGATGATATAGAAAGAGTTTTTGGAAGTGATAAAAAGGCATACGATAACATAATAGAGGCTATAAATCAACATGCTCTTTCATTAATACAGCATGAAGCATTTGACTCAAAATTAGCAGCAATGGTACAAATAGGAAGGAAAGGAAAACTTATAGCAGATCCTGATAGGGAGTATGAAAAGGGTGCCCGATTTATAAAAGAAAAAATTAAAATGATTGAGGCACTTGAACTAGCCAGTGGTGGTAAATTTAATTTTAAGCATGCATATAATTTTAGTAAAAAACTAACTGACTTAGCAATGAAAGATAAAAGCATAATAAAAAAATTGAAAGAAGCAGATGTGAAGAGAGCCAAGTATCAAGACACATTTAATGATTTGTATATCAAAGATAAGGGATTATTTGTTAAAAGATTAGAAAAGCTAGGCATGGATATAGAAAAATGGACTGAAAATCCCCAAGCCTTTTTAACAGCATTTCAAAGTGGAAGCATTAAAAAGGCAAGAGACGCTTATAAAAGACAACATGCATGGCAGGGAAGAGGTAAAGCTGAAAAACAATTTGATGCTATGATACATTCCTTTTTTGTAGAGGGATTTACAAAAGCATTTACTGGAAGAACAGGTACAATACGAGTAGTATCAAAAAGTTTATCAGGCAAACCACAGCAGTTTGGTGGTGGTTTTGGGTCTAAAGGGGTACTAGATCAATTTGAAACCGATAAAATGCTGGATGGTCAAGCTGTTATAGACTTTTTAGCAGACAATGGTGATTTGATAAAAAAATACATACCAGATATTGAAATAGATAAATTACGTTATATAGTTGATGCAACAGCTATGAGACAAGTTGTACCAGCAACAGCAGGTGTAGAAAATATAACATCAGGTTTAACAAAACTTACAATTGGCTCTTATGTCAGTAGACTTTACGCTGTTTCTTCTGGTCGTACAGGTTTAACGTATGTTGGGGTAGAAGCATTAGTTGTACAACTACAACGACATGAAGTAGAGGTTATGGCTGCTCTTATGATGAATCCCCAAGCATCACGAGCAATTGCTAAAATAATAAGCTCAGGTAAACCAATACCTGCTACTATTGAAAGTTCAAAAGTTGCATGGCTTCCAGAATTGTTAGGACAGATAGATGCTTTAATAGAAGAACAACTATTTGAACCTGTAGTTATAGAAGAAAGCACACTATTTGAACCTACAACTATGGCAAGCATGGAACCTACAAATCAACCAACATCAGAAGTAGCGATGTTAAATTCAATGCAACAAAATATAGGAGGGGCAAATGCCTGAACAAGAAAAAATAACAGGAAGGTCTGATATGTCAGCAAACCCAGACAAAACTTCCTACACACCAAAAAAAGTACAACCACCAACACCTATGACGGATGCTGTAGAGTTATCCAATGTAGAACCGATGGGTGAAAAGAAATACCCCAATATAAAACAAATGAAATATGGTGGTACAGTTGTTTATAATAATGGACCAAGAAAGGTGAGGACATAGCTATGGCAAGGATTCAATCAGAAAGATTAAGAGGAAAAAAACCTCCTGCAATAGATTATAAAATAGGCAACGGAGGTATACGAGATTTATTTAAGTATATATTCGGAGGTCAAGAAGTTCGTGATTCTATGAAAATTGTAAAAACATTTCGTGGTAAGAAAACAGTTATAAAAGATGTTATGCATAAAAATGTTATTGCAGATAGTCTTACAGAAACAATAAATAATTCTAATCAAGTTAGTAGAATGGCAGGAGAAAGAGCAAGCCAAATACAAACAGACATGTTAAAAGCTATGGAACATGATTCAAGAAGACTTACAGCATCTGATGCAACAAATCAATTAAGAGAAGCAGCTACGTATCCTCCGGGCTATACAGACACGCTTGCAGACACGCTTGATACAAGACCTGATCCTATACAAAAGAAACCATTCATACGAGCAGTGGACTATAGAGCTTATGAACCACGAGGGAAGGGGCTCCACACTCTTCCTGAAAAACCAGTTAAAGATCCATCAGTACCTACAATAAGTGCAGCAGGACCTACTAAAATGCGACCAATGAGAGGGTACTCTCCATTAGGAATGGCAGGTGAAACTAATATAGTAGACCGATCAAGACTTGGAAGAGGTGCACCTGAATCCTACGCAAGAGATCCAATAATTAGAGTTGAAGATGAGAGAAATTTCTTTGGTGAAGGTCAGGTTGGATTTAACTACGGTGGAAAAGTAAAAACAAAAAGAAAGAAAAGACTATACAAAGGTGGTAAAGTAACTTCTTACAACTATTAAGTTTTACAAAGCTTACCTACATCTTTCTCTATAGCATGGCCCACTCCTTTAAGATAGTCAACAATAGAACCTAACACATGTGTATTAGGATAATCTTTCCTCCAGCCATCTAAAGCTGTAATAAGGTTATCCCGTTCTATATAATTAAACTCCGTTATTACTTGACCACTTGAATTTAAACTAACTTGTAATTCAAATAATTTTGCCTCAACCATAAATCCTCCTATATATCAACCAATTCACACACTCCGGCTGTACAGGCTAGTTCTTGTGATCCTTTAGTATTATCTTCTTTTTCATATTCTTGTAACTTTTGCCAATCTATATCGGTTGGCATTTTTTTTGACAATTTCTTGTACTCCTCTTCTTTTATATCTTGATATGGTGCTTGTTTATAAGTATGATCGGAATGTGGTAAAAAAGATACCCCACTCAGATGTTCAAAATTATTCCAACACCAAGACCCTACATTAACCCACTCATGTTCACGCACTGAAATAGTAACAGACGGTTTATGCTCACACCAATGTTCAGCGTAAACCCTCCAAAGTTCTAATTGATTAATAGCTGATATATCATTCCTGCACACTGCTTGATTAGGTGCTTTCATAGGAAAAGAAAACACAGTAGTATGATCAGGTTTAAGATAATCCGGCTCATTAGGTATACCAGATGCAATCATGAACTGCGTAAGAGGATCTTTATTATCCCCCCTTACTGTTCTGACATAGAAAGGATTATGCCTTGCATGAATGCCACTGGAACTATCAACTAACTGACTGACAGTACCTGATGGTTTCACACAAGTGATAGCAGTAGATTGTGGTATACCTAATTTACCAGACCACTCTTTATTGGTTTGTACAGCAACTGATCGCAAAGTGTTCAGGTTATCAATTAACTTCTTTCTTGAATTTTCTACCCAAGGTAAAGCAAGGTAGTTATCTAATATACCTGTAAGTGATACACCAAGTAATCTCTCCTCTTCTGTATTATTTTGCCATCTTTTACGCAAATAACCAAAGTTGGTGAAGGTAGCCTGTATAGTGCCTAGTATAGTAGCGATCTTTACTTTTCTTTTTAGTGTATCCACTGTATCACCTGCACGTACTACAACTTCCGTAAGATTACAGAACTGATTTGGTCTTAATATAATTTCTGAACAAGGATTTGTTCCAAATTCTACATCGGCATCTCTTCTACCATTCTGTCTAGCTTTCTCTTGTGCTGATGCTCTGTTAAATATTCCCCTTTCCCCAGATTTGCTTTCATAAAGGGATAACCACTCTTTCATAAATGTTCCCGTATCCGGTCTGTCTGTATAAACAGCAGAATTATTAGCTAATGCCCGTTCCGGATTTGTAGTCCACCACTCTCCCTTTTTAGCTGAACGTATTCTATCATCAGATAAATTAGACAAAGATATAAGAGCTGATCTACGAACACCACCAACAACAACTACCTCTCCTGTTTTACAAACTATATCATGGCATTCCATAGATGTAAGTTTTCTTCCTTTTGCATTCTTAAACTTTTCTATAGTAAAATCAAATAAATCTACTAAAGGTTGTGGGCCACTAGCCCTTCCACCAAATGTTTTAAGTCTGGAACCTGCAGGTCTAACTTTTGATACATTTACTTTAGGGATGCGAGAAGTATAGAGGTAAGATATTAAATCCCTAAATGCTCTTGCCCACCCTTCTTTAGAATCAGCTACAGCTATAACATCATCCGTCTGTTCAAATTCTCTATTGGGAACAGTGGGCAATCCACTAACGTACTGTCTTTCCACAGAAAATCCCACACCTGTGCCATTCATTAAAACATACAAAACTTCATCAAATGCTTTTGGATTATCTATCGGTATATACGAACAGTTATAGCTTGCTACATTTTCCCTTTCCAATGCTTTCCCTGAAGTCATCAAAGCCCTCATACTTGGCATAACTTCAAGGGATAGTATAGATTCTTCTAGCATTGTCCATGTATTGGAAGGAACTTTTGCTTCAATGTTTTCCTGTACATGATATTTAAAAAAGGTTACAAGTCGGTTAACCGTTTCAGACCACGTTTCTCTACTTCCTTTTTCCTCCAGCCATCTTGAATACCTTGATAGATGTATAAATGACTGATAGCTTGTAGGTAAATAATTTCCAGCTACCACTATTTATCTCCATATTCTAATTCTAATATCAATTCAGCATAATGTATAACCTTTTTTATATCTTCTGCACCATTTTTTAATCTATGGCGAGAAATATATTTTACTATATTTCCTTCACAGAAGTCAAGTTTATTTTTTGCAATGTACTCTATAGGCATAATTTTAAAATGCCTGTAGTGATCTCCACCAATTTGTTTTTCACTAGCTATCATTTCTTCTTCAGCTGTCATTCTTGCCATGTATTTTTCATGGGGCTCATGTACCCTTTTCATTATCATCTCCAAACAAATAGGTAATATTATCTACATTTTTAGGTTGTCTCTCTTTTTTTCTTGCTATTAAATCATCTATAATAGGAACATCTATAGTATTTTTTAATTCTTCTAGTATAACACTTTGACCCCGTTCCTTTAATACATCCATATCATTAGCTAGATAAGATAAGATACCCCTTACAAGAGCATAACATAGATCTACATAATTTCTTCCCACTGTATGTGTATCAAAAATACCTAAATCTACACCATCTTTGCCACTAGGTCTAATTAGCAGTACATACATATCTTTAGGTAAACCCTCTTTATATTTTAGTAATTCTTCACTATTCATCCATCCATTCCTGTGGCAAAAATCCTTGACACCATTTAAAACCATGACGTTCACACCAACCTGCATAAGTTGTTTTAGATCCTTTATACAGCTTATTGTTTGCATTCATGAATAGAAAACGTATATCTAATTCAGGATGTTGTTTTTTTATCAACAGATGCTTTCCTCTATCTGCTGTCGTAAGCCTTCCTTTTGCTTCTATAAAAAACTTTTCTAAAGCAAAGTCAGGAATATAAGTAGAATGCCTAACATAATCTATTTTCTCCGATTCGTATTTAAATTTTATTTTATATTTATTTAAAGCTACAGCAATGCCAAGCTCAAAATCCGATCTGTATCCATGACTGCGTAGTACCATGTACTTCCCCTCATAAAATAACCATCATAAAAAAACTAATCATAGCTATTATTACTAATATATACCCAGCAGTTAACAAATCTCTATGCATTACAGTTTCGGTAAATTTCTAGATATTATATCTTCAAATTTTTCATTAAAGTATTTAAAAGTTTTTGGTGCACTTTCTTTTAAAATACTTCTCAATTCTACCATACCTGTCCAATGCAAAACAACAAGACCACCTCTTTTTTTTGCATGTACAGCAAGTTCTCCTAAATCATAATCTATTTTTTCTAAATGTTCTTCAAACCTATCGTCTTTCCATGGTTCATCTAAATCAAAAGTAGTTGTCATTCTTATAGGTAATCCACTTGGACTATTTCGTAATTCTTTAACTATACTATCCCCACCAAATTTTTTATCACATTCAGGATAGCCAAAGTAAGTTTCACTGTTTAGGTATCCGTCACCAATAGTTACTTCTGTAGATAAGTAAATCATACTTCTACCTCCCGTTTCTTTAATTTAGTGTACCAGATTATAGGTCTTTGTGTTGCTTGTGTACCAACTCTTCTATGTTGTTCTGCAGAAGGCCAGCATTGTTTCTTATAATCACAATAGCTACAAATAGTATGCATCAGTCTATTTCCTGTAGCAATAATCTCACCCTTTCGTTTACCATATTGTACTCTAAATGTTTCTTCTCTGTCTGCAAATTCCTTTTTAAGAGGTTTATTTGCTGTCATAGTTTTAGCATTCTTCTCTGCTTTTTCCAATTCCTCATCCGAATCTTCCTCTTGATAATCCGGTGCCTCACAAACAGCCCATTCACCCGATGCTTTGTCTATAACAATCCACCCACCAAAATCCATATTCTTTGCTTTGCTGTACAGGTATCCCTGCATAAGATAACCAAAAGCATCATCTTCTTTTACCTTATTGTATCCACCAAACTCTCCACCAAATTTTTTAGAGAAAGCATACGGGGATGCTGATTTTATATCCCAAACTTTGCCATCAATAACAACGTCAAGAGTACCATCAAGTTTACAGGATTTTAAATCAAGAGAAACTTTTTCTTGTTCTGATTCTACATTAACTTCTGATGATTTCAGTATAACCATAGCAATTGCTTCTATTATATCACCAAATAAAAATCGCATAATTGAATTATACGCTATTTCTTTATCTGATCCATTTTTATCATGCCATTGTTGACATAATGGCCTACCTAAACCACTCATGCGTAATGAATAACTACCCCTGCCACGAGATATTTGTTTGACAAGAGCTTTTCCACAATTGTCTTTAAATTCTTCTATAAGTTCAGGGTCTAGATCAATGCCCTCTCTTGTGGCACGATCTAGAAACCCTTGCACTTTCATGAGAATAGGATTAAACACAACCTATCCAGTTGTTCCGTCTAAAACTTCACTAAAATTAGATAGATCACCGGCTTTAGTTCGTTTTTCCTTTTCCGTTTTCCATGCATTAATAACCTTCTTGTTTATAGCATCTCTGGTTTCAAAGAATTTATTCAGTAATTCTTGATCACCATCCTTTGTTTGTATATTTTTTAACACAGAAAGGATAGGAACATAATAAGAATTACCACCAAGTTTCTTCCTTGAAGTAACAATCTTGTTAACTACAGCATTCATAACCTGTTTCCGACCTATCATTTTTATATGATCACTAACAGGTATAAAACTTGATCCTCTTATATACCAAACAGAAGGAGTTTCATTCTTCATTTCTATCTTCTTGCCATCAGCATCTACAGGATCAATAAGTCTTACAGTATTGTATAAAACCTGATTGCATTTTACACTTTTATGCAAAGTTAACTCTGGACTATCTTTTGGCAAATTATCTACTTCACTTTTTGTTAATCTACCACAACGAAAGTTGCCTTCAGTGTCATAGAAATCAGCACTTAAACTCGGTGCTTGAATTGTTTGACAACCAAAAGTATTTTCTGCTACATCCCACCTACTATAAGTATAGAATCTGCAGAATATCCTTAATTCAGCCTCTTTAGCATATACCATAGTATTAAGTTCGGGAATTTTCAAAGAGAATTGACCACGAGGTATATTTCTTCCCTCGTTATCTTCTTCACTATGATTAATGGAAAAACGAGGCAAACCTTGATTACTTTCAAGACTTGTATCATTTTGTCCTGTAAGAGCAGCTATTTCTTGTATAGACATAGTTTTCAAGGAAGGAACTGCACTTACCTTATTTACTGCAATGTCATTAGACATCATCGCTTTTCTCCACTATCAGAGTGTTAAAACATTATCCATGTTAAGCCAATTATCACCCATTTTTAATTCAATGCCAATCGGCATATCATAGTTAATGTTGTATCTACGTTTAGCCTCTGATTTAATACTCAACATAGATTCTTTTAATATTTCAATTGCATCTTGCTCCTCTTCAGGATACACATCAAGAACAATTGAATCATGTACGGTATTGCATACCACAGACTTCATTCCTTTGTCAAGTAAAAATTTTCTTAAATTTATTAAAGCTAAAGGAAGTAGATCTGCTGTAGCAAATCCCTGTACAGGATAGTTTTTTATGGCTGTAGCATGGGAAGAACCCCCACTGAACACCCTACGAACATCAGGAAAATGATAAACCCTACCAGAAGGTAGAGTAATTTTCTTTTTCTGTATAGCCTCATTCTGCAATAGCACATGCCATCGTGCAACATCTGAATATCTGGCCTTAAATAAATCGTAGTAGGCGACTTCTTTTTCGGTTCCATAAGTACCTCCATATAGTGGTTTAAATGTATGTGCTTTTGCTTCTTGTCTGGTAACTTCTAATGCTTCTGCAGAAAAGGTATGTACATCAAAACCTTTTGAAACATCCTCGTAGACCTGTTTATCTTTTGCTAAAAATCCTGCAACACGAAATTCTAACTGTGAGTAATCTCCCTCAAGGATTTTACCCTTTTTCCATCTTGATACTATACAACTACGTACAGGAAAGGTGCCACCTCTCGGCATATTTTGAAAGTTTGGATTGCGAGAAGATAGTCTTCCCGTAGCAGTTACGCATTGCATATAGTGTGGATGAATAAAATTCTTATTATCCATTCCTTTTTCAATGCCATCCACAAAAGTTCTTAAATATGTACTAATAGCGTTGTACTTTATATA